CCAGGCTGTAAAACTATAGGATCTGCCTCAGCAGGAAGGAAAACTGTTTTTCGTTCTTATCACGTTGGGCTTTGCCACATGGTGGACGTGAATCCGGGTGCCCCTGTGAATGATCATGGGGGCTGGTTGTCGACTCAAACAACAGGTTTGGAAATTAGAATTGGCGAGTCGCACGTATCACGTGACGCCAATAATTGCTTCACTTGATTTGTCAACGCATCGAGCCGTTGAGTATCAGTGATCGGTAAAGTGGCAGTTAGGTTACCCGTCACCTGACTGAGGAATACGTCGACTGAGCCGGACGTAACACTCGTAAGACCGGAAACAGTAATAGAGCAGGCTCCCACACTGGAGTCCACCATAAATACCGCCGCTGCACACTTGGTGGTCGCGTCGAAGCAAATCACATCTGCAGCCGTGCCTGAGGTGAATATGCTGGGAACCGTGACCAAGTTGCAGTTAACAAACGTACCAAAAGCCGGTACTGTTGTGACTGCATTCAAATTGGACCACACAAAAGTGATGAGGAATCTTCCTCCTCCGAACCAAGACAAAACCGTCGGTGTTGCTGACAGTTTGCCAATGTTTCCTGTTATCGCTTGTGAGGCCACAGAGCCTAAGGCTGCCGTGCCAGCCACTACGCCGGAAGCGGCTAAATGACCACCTAGCAAAGAACTGCCTAGTGGTGTTTGTGACTTGGCCTTGATGAGGTCTATCTCGTACCAAACGAATAACTCACCCAACTGATAAGGTGATCCGCTCGTACCCCCTGGCATGCCATTCGTGGCTAATACGAAGGTGCCAACCTCATTCAAACGCGCATCCTGACCAGCTGGGAAAGCCTGGGTCTGGACGTACCGCTCTGATATGGGACCACCGCCCAATCTTCTGCTAACCACATTGACTTCGTGCGTAACTCCCTCACACGGTGGTTTCGATAAGCTGCCTGAATAGTTTTCCATCTGCGAGACCGCCGTGAACGTGGTGTCATACACGTCGTATTCGGTAGCCAGTATGACTTGCCCCACAGTAGGTGAAGTGGTGCTAGCCATCTGGGTGCTGAGTGGAACATACTGAAACAGGAGTCTGCGGAACTTGTAAAACTCATAGTTAACCGCAATTTGTGATAGCCACGGGAACGACGCCTGTATTCCCGGGTTGATAACCCATGTGTTGGTAGTGAAAAGTGATGCTACACCGCTAGCCGTGGCTGGCATGTAAATGGGCCCTAGAGACTCTCGCCTCATGGGCATCTTCATCACTTCCACCCCATCCATCAGCGAGGGAGGTCGTCGCTTATCATGGGCTTTGACGATGGTCCGTTTCACGTGTTTCTTCACGATAACGGACTTCTTCTTCGTCTTTTTGTGTTTCACCATCTTCGCTCGCGCATGGTCTGGCCCCGGATTCGGCTCCACACCAACCAAAGGTAAAGTGGGCGGTGGTTCGGGGTAGACCGGGACTGCATCCCGAACGACGGGGAGGGTCGGCCAAATATTACTAGTCTGACGGG